GAAACCTTTTGGTATAGCAATTAGACCAGAACCTACACCTGCAAGCATAGACTGTAATACACTTATATCGCTGTAGTCTTCAGCTTCATTTAATTTAAAGCCTGTGCTTACGCTTTCTTTTTCATTTTGTTCAAGAAGCTTCTCTAGTTCCGAGGCCATTTAGTCTCCTAACCTTTTTCTTTTCCAAGAAATTCAAGAGCTAACTCTCCCTTTGCATTTACTATTACTTTATATAATCCGTTGTCAGGAGCGTGATAAACTACTTTACCTACTGAATCTTCAGAAAATGTTTTTACATCTTTTTTATTATTGATAACTCCTGCAAAATTTTCATCGTCTCTGTATTTATCTTGAACAGCTCTAGATTTACCTAAATCTGCTTCTATTCTTAAAAATCTATCTTCTGGATCTTCTATATCTGCTTTAGCTGTAAGAGATTTAAATAATATTTCTTCATCAGGAGTTCTTCCTTCTTTTCCTTTTAAAGCAAGTTCTTGAACAACTTCATAGTTACCCTTTGCCCTATCTTTTCTACTTGCTTGTGCAATACTCTTTTTAATATCTTCTTCTATTGCAAGTCTAGCTGCAGCTTGTTTAGTTTCATCTATTTTACCTGTTGCACCAGCTGCTGCAGTAATAGCGTTTGCTATATCTTGCATAGTGTTACCAGTAGACTTACCAAACTGTGCACTAGCTGCTGCAAGAGCATTATTAATAACTCTTTTTCTAGCACCAGGATTTAATAATTCTTCAAATTCTCTTGCTCTAGCTTTAAGAATTGCATTTTTTTCAGCTTGAGTCACAACATTAGAACCAGTATCTTTTGTTGTAATTGTTGGTTCAGTGTCTTCATCTGGCACTTCAACTTTAGGTGTAGTTTGTTTTAAAACGTCTTCTAAATTTCCAGAAAAATATTTTTGATATGGTCTTAATTGTTCTTGTGTTGATAAAGCTGTTTCTGCAGCTTTTTTCTTTTGAACAATTGGAGCTGATTCTACAACTTGTGATATAATATCTTTTTTAGGATCAGCAGGTCTTAAACTAAATATATTAGCAAACCTACCTGCCATATCTTTTTCAGCTCTAAATGGATTACCCATTCCTATTGATTGAAATGCTCTTAATTGGTCCATGTCAGGAGTTTGATAAAAAGGATCAAATGTTGCATTTACATTTTGTAAAGGTGTACCATCTTGTAGTTCTTCTCTATCAACCAAACCACTCATAATACCATCGTTACCTACTTCGGCTTTGCCTCCTATTCTAAACATTGGTCTTCTTAAAGTTCTCATAATTTTTCCTATCTAAAAACGTTTCCGTAAATACTTGCTAGTCCAGTTCCTATTTGTAACGCACTCGATAACGGACTTGCTTGTGGTGCGTCTGGAGCAAAAGTAACTTGACCTGGATATCCACCCATCAATCCTGTCACTGCTGTTCCAAATTGTTGTGATCTTTGTAATGGTTCATATGCTGCCATCTGTGCAGTTTGTCTAGCTGCATCTGCTTCTGCTTGTGCTTGAGCTTGTCTTACACTACCTAATGCACCAAGACCTGCAATCTCTTGTTGAGCCGCCTGTTGTGCAAAACTACCAAGCCCTTGTTGAAATGCACCTTGTGCTAATTGTGATTGTGCTAATCCTTGTTGTGCAGTTCCTAGACCTAATTGTCCAGAAGCTAATGCTGCTTGCTGTGATGCAAGGCCAGATAAATTTTGTAAGTCTTGTTGTCTTGCAGCTTGTGCCTGACCATAACCAGCTTGTAATAGTTGTGCTTGTGTTGCTGCTCGATTCCTGTCGCTTGCTGCTTGGAACTCGGCTAGTTGTACACCCTCACGGCCACCACCAAATGCACCCGCTCGTAAAGCAGATTGTGCAATTGCTTGTTCTTGTATTTGTCTTTGTCTATCAAACTCTGCAAGAGTTGTGTCAATAACTTGTTGTTGATATGGTGACATGTAAGATGCAATGGTTCCTGCACCTGTACCTGCACCAGTTCCTGTAAGAGCTTGTGCTTGTCCCAATGTAGTTCCAGCTGCACCTAGTCCTGTTCTTGCTGCACCAATATCACCAGCTACTCCCCCTAAAGTTGTACCAGCTTGACCTGCAGCCGTTGCTGCATCTGTTAAATACTGTTGATAAGCTCCAAGTCCCGTGGCACCTGTGGCTTTAGTAATGGCATCTTTTTGTAATTGATCCATGCCTGCAACAGTAGGCGCAAGATCTGCCATTTGTGCTTTTCTAATATCGAATTCTCTAGCTGTTTGTTTTGCACCTGCTTGTCTTGCAGCAAACTCTGCATCTGTTTCAGGTTTTAACCCCTGTGCAATTCTATCAGCATCTAATTCACCTTTTACAAGTTGACCCGATACATCTGTTGTTGTAATTGGAGTACCAACTGTTTTTGTAAGTGTGTCAGCATACGTTTTACCTAATGCTTCTATAAACTCTGCGGGTAATGTTCTTGTTTCTGTAACCATTATCCTACTTTTCTCTCTAATGATTTCATAGTGTCATACATTCTTTGTGCACCTTTTTCTATACTACCACCGCCTGCGCCTCTTACAGCGTCAGCAGTCATAACAAATTCATTTTTAGATAACATTGCTGGAACGTCATCTGCTTTTTCTTTGATGCCAACTGGTACAAAACCACCTTTGTCTCTGTAGTCTCTTTCAATAACACCACCTTCGTTCATTCTCATTTTACCTGTAGGTATTTCCATCATACCTCCACCCATAGCTTTTTTTCTACTTGCAGCCATGGCCTGCATGACACCTGCTCTGTAAGAATCTTCTTCGTCTTCGTCTGCAGGCATTGCGCCTTTCATTAATCCTATTCTACCACCGTCTGCTTCTTCTACTCTTCCTTTTTTCATATCAAATGCTGATCTTAACTGATCTAATTCATCTCTGGTTAAAAGTCTTAAATCATCTTTGTCAAACATTTCTTTAGCCATTTGTCTTAGCTCATCTGTTCCCAATGCAAACCCTATTCTACCACCGTTAGCGGCCATCTGCATCGGTGCTTCTTGCATAATACCTTCTGGTGCTCTAGCACTATCACCTAAATATATTTCTAAAAATGATTTAAAGTCTCCTTGGAAACCTTGACGTTTTGCTTCTTCAAATGCTTGTGTTAATTCCATTAACATGTCCATTTCAAATTCTTCAGGACCTGTTTCAGACGCCATTTTCATGTTACCTGTATATCTTACGTCTGGTGCGCCAGCTTCTAAACTTTTAATTCCTTCTTTGTCCATAGTATCTCCTCCAAGTCTATAGCCGACTCTACCACCCATAGCTCTATATTCTTGTGTGTTATCTAATATAAATTTTCTTACTTCTTCTGCAGAAGCATTTGGGTTTACGTTACTATAGTACCTATTCATTAAAGGTTCAAGTCTTTTGAGACGCTCTGCATAAGCATCCTCGTCCTCTCCTTCTTCTTTAGGAAACATATTAGCTAGTGTAAAAGCGGCACCTCCTCCTGCAAGTATTTTACCTGCTGTGCTTAAATTAGCAAAACCAGTTTTAGCCTTACCTAATAAACCTAATAGTCCAGAACCACTTGTTGCTTGTGGACCTAGTTGACTTGGAAGAGCACCTATTAACTTTCCAAAAGCTCCTTTACCAAACACACCACCAAATGATGTTCCAGGTATACCAAAACCAACTGCACCTAATATTGCAGCTTTACCTATAGGACTTTTAATAACATTTTTTACACCTTTAACAGCTTTCTTAACTAGACTTCCCAGCCCATACATCTGCCTTGGTTGCATCGATCTATTTATCATAATTATGTTTTAGTTAATATATTATATAGGCAGGAATTACACCTGGAATTTACTAATTTACTAGTTTTTTACTAATAAATCAAGACTATGTTGTAACCTCTCTAGGCTTAGTTTCTAAGGCAGAAAGGACTACGTGTAGTCTATTAGCTGTTGCTGCAGTCACTTTTAATATCTCACTTTCCTGTAATACCAAAGGTGCTGATAGTAATTCTGTTGTACCATTTGCAGATATAGATTTAGTTTTAAATAAACTAAATACAGCATTTGATGTATCTGTAATAGTCACTGTAATAGTATCTGCATTACCTGAGTCTTCAGATACCAATATAGATTTTATAATAGCAGTTGTTGCTGATGGCACTGTATATAGTGTTGTAGCTGATGTAGAAGTTAAATCTACTTTTTTATTTACGAATGTATTAGCCAAGGAAGTATGCCTCCGCTTCTGCTTCTTCTTTTAAATCTTGTTGAAATGTTGTATTTAATTTTTGTACTATACTGTCTACATCTCTAACAAATGATTGTTGCACTTGTTGATCGTAGTCTTCTAAAGGTTGTGTTAGTGATTGTACAATTCTTGCCATTATCTTCTACCGTCTGGTTGATAGTCAATTCTAAAAGTTCCAACTTTCCAAAACTGACTAGTGCTTGTGTTGTCTATTTTTAAAGATATAGATCTTGCTCTTGCACGTGTATCTATTTTTTGTGTGCTAGATGTTATAGTAAATGGTCCAAGTGATGAGCTAACTTCCGTATCATTTGGAAAGTCTCTTAAATTTAATGTAATTCTTGTATCACCTGTTTGTGCTAAAAAGTCTGGCAACACTCTTCTTATCTTCATTATAAATTCACCATCGCCATCTAAACCTTGTCGACCTATATCAAAGTCTCCAGATTCAATACTAGCAGTAATAGATGAAGTTGAACCTTCTCGTATTTGATCTAATCCTTTTTCGTGTTCATAATAATAACTAACACCATCTACGTTACCTTGTACAAATGTAGAAGAGCCAGATGTACCATTAGAACTTGTATCATATTCTGATGCGTGAGGTTTACCAAATACAGCAGAATCTTGCCAAGCAGTTCTAGCTAATGTACCTGTAGTCCAAACTGGCCGATCGGGTGTTGAGTCAAGATAATTGTAACACACCATTCTATTAACTGTGCTAGATGAAGAACTAGGATAAAACCACATAACTTCACCAAACAAATTATTAAGACCTGCATTAATATGTTGTTTAGGAATTGTATTAATATCGTCATAAACAAAATCTTCAACTAAACACGGTAGTGATTCTAATTTACCAGTATATCTAAAGAAACCATTTTCTGACATCCAATATGCAGAACCATCAACTTCCACAGCTGCGTTCTTACCTATCAGTCCACAGTTTGTACCAACTTGTTGAAAAGAGAAAGTAAAAGGCGCACCTACAAATCTCATAATAAATAATGCAGTATCGGTCCAAACATAAATTGCATCACGACCTCTGATCGCTCCTACAATTTTAGATCCATCTGCAAGTCTTTGTGTACCAGCAGTATTAGTTGCACTAGGTGAATAAGCATCACTGCCATCAATATTTTCTTGATCAGAAAATCTTATAAACATTTCATCTCTTGTACCTGATGAGCCTACTGTTGTTTCTGTTCCAAAAAATATTAAGTGTCTATCCGGTGCTGATACCAAACTAAATGAAGATGCGGTTGGTGCATTTGCAAGTATAGTTGCTCTAGTTGATGTTGCACCCGTAGGATCAGAATCCCATTCAAATGTTTCTCCACCAAATATGGTTGCAATAAGTTTATTACCAAAATTATCTAACGACCATAAACCTGGTGCTGTTACAATATCTCCAGATGCTGCAGCGTTCCATGCAAAAAAGTTTGATGCATCTGTTACCACCGCTCCTGATGAGTGTGTTGCAGCTGTCGTACCATTAGCACCCCTAGTTAAACCTGATAAAGTTCCACCACTATTTCCTGTGTATGTAATTAATTCTGTTCCTATAATAACTGTTCCTGAAGATGGAAAAGATGTTGAACTTGCCATTGTTAATGATGTTACGCTTGCATTAATTCCTGATGACAATGTTGATGTAAACTGTCCTTGTTGTTGACCACCCCATGATCCAAGACCCCAACCTGTTGTAGCAGTTTCAACAGCTGGTCCTACTGGATAATAATGTTGCACCCTAATTCCACCAGACGTAGACGCACCTGATCCAGATTCATTAGAACCCATAGTAATAGTTAATGTGGTATCAGTTGGTATTGAAGCTATCATAAATTTTGTATCATCAAAATCACTAGATGAAAAATTAGAATTAGTTATAGATGAAAAATTATCCAATAAAATAATATCACCTTTATTCATGTTGTGTGCTGATGCAAAAGTTATGGTTACAGTCGCAGATCCATTAGTTGTAGAAAATGCACTTGTTAAAGTTGTAGTAGATTTAATCGGATGTATGTCATAAAAAATACCACCAGAATATGCATATAAAATACTACTAGTTCCTAGTGCTGCATACTTGATACCTGAAGCGTTGACAAAATGATGAATAGCTGTGTTACGACCAGTTAATTCTACAGAACCTAGTTGAGCCCAACCACCTATTTTTTCAGGCGTGCCATATCTAAATCTAACATTATCACCTGCAACCCATTGGTTTTCACCTCCAGTATCGGTAACTTGTTTATTAAATCCTGGTGCAAATTTTACTTTTTGTAACATACAAAATCCTTAATAATTAGGCAGGAGATGGTGTGGTGGAGATCTCCCGCCAAATTATTATATACAATATTATTTAGGTAATTTAAAGCCTTTATACCATCCAGGCAACCCTAAA